CCTTGACTACCCGGATAATATATTCCCCGCCTGGCGGAAGCCGGTCGATCACCCGCCCCACCCGAACGGCTTGAGGGCTGAGGTCGGTTACTGGTTTTTCGTCTGGCATCAGGTTGTCCAAACTTTACCGGTGTCATCGAAAAGAAAATGTTGGCATTGCCAGCCACCACAGATATAGCTATGATTGCCCGGCCGGCCCGGAATCAGGTTACGCTTGATCCACCAACTGGCTTTATGCCGCTGTCCTTTCAACTTTTGGCAGGTAGCGCAGCTCTCAGCGCCGTCATGCCCGCCAAATGTAAGCACTATATTCCTCGCCCCGCGCATCTTGGCCTCGGAATAAATGCTGTCCAGCGTCTTGCAGTATCCCTCTGCGCGCCGGTCCGCCTCTCCGATCCAGGCTTCCATGCCCTCGCTCTTCAGATCCTTGAGCTGGTAGAACAGACTATCGATAAAGCCAAGTTCCGCATTGGTGCGAGCCGCCGCCCACTGTTTATCTTCCGGCTCGGCATCTGTAGCCCAGACACCCCCGCCGCCGTCTGCAAACCCGATTTCAATGGCCAGTAAGAATGCATTGACCATGGCCTTCTTCATCAGGTTGCGAAAGCGGGTAATCCGCACGTGATCCTGGGTAAAATAATCCTGAATGGCTGCCCAGATTTCGCCGCGATAGATTCGCCGCACCTCGGCATAATCGCCCAGGGAGAGCTGGACCAGTTCAGCGCCCATGACCAGATCGAACAGAGTCGGCTCTGTCATTTGCGCCTCTCCTGATCCTTCGCCGGGTAGAGATGAACCCGCTGGATCGTGCCGTCCGGATAGTAAACGATCTCCTTGATCCGCGGGCAGGCGCCGGCATGGAAAATCATGCGGTTGCTGGTCGAGCAGAATGGGCACTGGCCGGCATGCGATTCGCCGGTAGGGATGCCGTTATAGGGCAGCGCTGGCCGGTCGCCCCAGAGAACCTCGCTCATTTTTCCCTCCGCTGCAGCAGCGCGTAGGTTTCCGGTTCGTTCACCCTGGCCCACTCCCGCCACCGTTGCATAGCCAGTTGCACACGCTTAGCGGATGATTGCGCCAGACCGGCTTCTGTTTCCGTGGTCTCGTCTGTATTGTCCTCCTCGGGCGTTTCTGCAGAAACGCTCTCTCCCTGTTCGGGCAGCGTTTCAGGCAGGAACCCGGTACGCGCTCGGATCGCCTTGAAATCTTCTTCACCCAGGGGGATCGTTGCTTTGAGCGGAGCTAAAATGCTGCCCAATTCGCTCAATGAAATTACTTTCTGAACCGGTTCGACCTTCAGCCGCGGGCGCCGGGTCATACCGGGAAAAGCGCCGGCATTCCAGGCGAACAGGCGCCGGCCGATTTGATTGTCGATCTGGTTGACAAAGCCGTCGATCATGGCATTGTAGGTGATGATCCACATGCTGCTGGAATCGTTCATCGCGCTGTAACTGCCGGCGCCGGTGGTGGCCGAAAGCGCCATCCACTGCGCGTTGTATAACGTCAATTTGAGAATACCGTAATATTTGATCGCCTCCAGGATCGAACCGGCCGCCTGGAAAGGAATATCTTTGACCTCGCCCAGAAAGCCCTTGGGAAACAACGCATAATTTCCTTCCTGGGCGGTCATAATCGCCCGCGCCGCATCCCGCACCTGAGTTTTGGCCAGGTCGGTAATCTCACCCTCGGCATTGACGCTCAGGAAGCCGGCCGCATGTTCAAAGCCGATGCCCTGTACTACCTCCAGACCGAACTTGATCCGTTCCAGCCGCCAGACCGATTCAAGCGGGCTCAGCCCTTCCGGGTTATGCGGATCCCCAAAGGTGAGGTGCAGCGATTTATCGAGTGGGATCTCTGTTGCCGGGTTAGGCCAGTCCATCTGCCACATACCCCGTAATCGTCCGCTGGCATCATCCAGCGACCAATGATCGAAGCTGCTGGAGTCGCGCCAGGCAAAGCGCCGGATGCCGATTAATCCATCTGAATAGTTGGACCGCCAATCGTCTTCAGCGGGCGGACGCCACTTCGGATTACGCACGCCAGGCAGCACTTCCCACCAGCCCCAGCCAAAAAACGGTACCTGAGAGACCATCGTCTCTGCCAGGTTACTCATCCCGCCCTCGATATCCAGCAGCATCGTCTCTGCAAACTCCTGGGCACGTTTATCGCCGTCTGAGGGTTTGTCTGGCAGTTCCCAGCTCAGCTTGATTCCCCGCGCCAGTGCGGCATAGACCTGGCGCACGATCGATATTTCCGGGTCCGCCCTGCGCAATCTTGAAAAAAGCGGCTGCACGCCTGGCCAGTGCAGATCCGCATGGTAAGCCTCGTTCACAAAGCCCATGGTGGTTTTCAAACCCAGTGAGCCCGTTTCCTGGAAGAGATCAATTTTTGCCATTATTTCCACCTCGATTCATAATCGTCAATGTGCCCCAGGTCGGAGAGGCCGGCCCAGTCAATGTGTGCGCCAGTGTAAAAAACCATAGCTACCGCATCCCCACAGTCTGGAGAGCGGCCCAGTCGCTTGATGATTTCGTCTTTCTCTTCGATCTGGATCCCCTGCAGGCTCATGTGCCAGCGGGGCGCAGTCAGATCAGCCAAAATTTCCGGGTCGTCAGGCAGAGCAATATTCTCTCCATCGATGGGATCCAGCATTTCACGCAGCCCCCAGTACATGGCTGCCCTAACATTGCGCATGGCCAGCAGCCCGGATCGATCGCGCCTATCCGATTTACTGGCCCCGTTTATTCCAGCCACAGGCAGCTTTAGCCGGCGCAAACTGTCATACACACTCGAACCCACCCCGATTACATCGATATTGATCGGTGCCTTTCGGCCGTTCAATATCGCAATGATTAAATCTGTCACAATCTGGCCGTCTGGTGTTTCAACCCCTTGATATTTATGCAGCGGTGCTAGCCAGGTACCATGCCGCTCTGGAATCACCGTCTGGTCATTACCGCCGCGAGCCACGTCGCAAGATACTGCGGAGAGCGGGGAGTCGGCAGGCGGTCCGGGTTTCCAGCGCGCTTGAGCAGCCTTGACCCAGGAGGTGGGGATCACCTGCATAGGGTTGTCAGTTTTGGCCAGGTTGAATAAGCCGTATTTAAACTGACTGCGCAGCGGTTCAGGCAAAGCATCCAACACCGCGCCATATCCGGTAGCAACCAGGTATGGATTATCTTTGATCTTGGCCGGGATGAAGGTACGGGACCGCGGGACAATTTCATCCCCTTTGAAGCTGAAAGGCGAACCGTCTTCCCGCTGCACGTCCCGTTCCTGACCGCGCTCGGTGACTGTGGCAAACCAGCGGACTTCGCCAGGCATAGCCGGATCCTTATGCTTTTCATCCAGCCATGGGCCCCAGCGCCGGGTAACCCAGTCACCGTCCGAAGTGGTGGGTGGATTGCCGGCTGCTACAACTCTGCAGCGCTGGCCTGGGATAGTAGTGCGATTCCAGGCCGTCAGGAAACGATATTGATTTTCCGTAAAATCGGGTAGCTCATCAAAAGCCTTCAAATCATGCGGCCGGCCCTTGAATTTTTCCCGGTCGTGTTCATATTGAACTGCGCCGAATTCCAGCATGCGCCCGCCCGGAATATCGCGCCATATCTTTTCGGTACCATTGTATTTGGCGCCGGATCCGGTCAGTAATTCCCAGGAGCGCAAAGCCAGGTCTTTTAATTGCGGATACTCGCGCCGGAAAATAATGCTCTTCCGGTGCGCAGTCAAGGCCAGCCCGATCAGCAAGTCGCTTTTACCACCGCCAGCCGCGCCGCCATAGAATAGCTCTTCTGCGGGGGAGAAGTAAGCCTCAGTCTGTACGCCGGCGTTCGGGCCCCATAACTTGCTCACGATCAGCAGCTTGTCCAGCTCTGCGCGTTCGCGCGAGGTCAAGTAAGGCAGCAATTCGGCTACTTCGTTCTGCGTCACTGAGTCCAGCAAATTTGTCTTCCTCACTTTCGGCCTGATCCGGATTTACCTTATCGCCGGTCGCCAACCGGCCGATCTTGGCAGCCAGATCGATGGCTCTGGCGACATGATCGATTCTTCCGGGCTCAACCCGCCTGGCCTGTAATGTTTCTATGGCCAGGTCGCGCAATTGATTCGATGCAGCCCAATCAAGTTCTCGCTGCGCTTCATACCGAGCCATCCACTTTAACCGGGTCTCCTCTGCCAGATAATCGTCCCAGGCGCTGGCCCGCTGTTCCCAGGTCAAACCTCCCGTTATCGGTTTGCCGGCATTGTCCAGTACATGCGCCCAATATTTAAATCGGGTACTGGCCTGTTTGAGCGGTTTTTTCTTGGGCTCAATATCCCGGACGGGCTCTGTATTTACCAGATCCTCCCATCCGCGAACTTCTTTGGAAACAATTTCGATCGGACTCTTTTTTGACTCTAAATAGTCCCTATAGGCCCTCGCTAGCGACCGCGGCGCCGCTTGGCTGAGGTAAAACTCGTGGAAGACTCGAAACTGGTTCGAGGTCTCATACCACTGCCGTTCCCAGGGTTTTACCTCTTCGCCCGGGTCCATTTTCACACCATATACCGCGTGCTGTTGATCTGCACCGCCGCCCAGCCCTCACGACCGTCTACGGTATGACCAAAAGCCCAGGCCTGGCTACCGGCAATCCCGGTAACGATAAACTTCTCACCCTTGTGCAGGTCGCCTTTGTCCCGGAAATTTATACCCGGCCCATCCCGCAAATTCAGCGTTTCTGCAGAAACGGTCAGTACCAACCCGGCTGGGGCGGGTTCCGGAAGAGGAACAGGAATCGGCGTTGTTTGAGGCGGGACAATGTTGAACAACGCTCGCATCTCTTCCACTGTGCCGTTGAAGTAATTCATGTCCAGCTCTTTGGATTCCGCGCCCAGGGTAAGCCCGTCGCCCAGGTCGGTAAACTGCCAGAAGGTCCAGTGCGTCCAGGGCAGCGGGATATCCGGTTTTGAAACATAATAATTGGCAATCCACAATTTGCGCGCGGCGAAGAATGGATCATCCGGAGAACCAAATTCCCGCCAGAACGAAGGCGAGGTGTAAATCATTAATTCCCGCCCCAGACCCTGTTCGGCTGCATCGATGAAAATTTTCAGGTTCGCCAATGCCCGCGCCCGGCCGGGGTTATAGGAGCGCATTTCATAATCAGCGACCGGCGAGATTTCGCCTGGGTCCGCCTTCAGCATGCCGGCGAAGAAATTCCCCTGGGTAGCCGGCCCATAGCGCCAATCCAGGTAGTGATAACCAAAGCGCGGCAATGCAGCCTGTCTGGCATGGATCCAATTCAAGGCGTAATCCGGGTCTGCCCAGGTGCCCTGGGATGTTTTGACCGCGGTAAATGAAACGCCCCCGGCGACCATCTTCGAAAAGTCGACCATCTGGGGGGTAGAATTGTTATCCTGCCACTTTGAGAGATCGGTTCCTAAAGCGTTAGTCATGCATTCCTCCGTTTCGGAACGACTTTGGCGGCAATATCCTTGGCAATATCCCCTAGCTCTTCAGCGCGCTCTTTGGATGCCCTGTCATGAGAGGTCATTGTCTCTGTCAGGGCATCAATCCGGCGAATTAGCTTTTCGAGTACCTCATTATTTTCCCGGTACTGCCTGGCTTGCTGATCGGAAATTTCCAGCAGGAATTTTTGCCATTGCCGGTCCCGTTGAGCCTGTTCCTCCTCGTGCTTTCGTCCCATGACTTCATACCAGGCGAGTTGAGTTTTCCTCTCGGTCTCACGCTTTTCGTACTGTGCTTCCTGCCAGACACGCTGTTTATCGTTCTCGGTCGTCTGCCAGGCAGAATAGGCTCGAAAGAGGTGATACAACGCATATCCGATGGCAACAATCACCACGAACATGATTCCAGTGACCACATACTGGTCCCAGATAGACACAGTTGGCACAGGGATTTCAGGGGTTGGCATATATTTTGCCTATCCCTGACTAAGGAACGCCAATGTAGGCATCCCGCAGCGCTTTTTCTTTGGCTTCATCCGCTGCCAGTTTGACCGGTGCAGGTAAAGGGGTCAAGCTGTAAGTGGATTGGTTGGCAATCAGGGTACTGATAAAAATCGTGACCAGTTGTATAATCCCGGTTCGATCACAGGCCAGGCCAGTGTCGATGATCCCTTCGCAGTTGAGCGCGTAAATCGTTATGGTAGTTGCCAGCAAAACCCCCAGCATAATCAATCGCTTAAGCTCGGGCGCCAGCTCGGCAAATTTAACATTGAGCCAGGGGATGTAACTAAACGCCAGGCTGAGGACCACACCAGCAATTCCACCCAAAAGCTGAGGCGTCAGTTCGACAGCCGGCGCCACCTCCTGGGACACGGGCGCAGCAAATACGGGCGCAGCCAGCACAAACAGCAAAACCAGGCAAAGAATCAGGGACACAACGATCTTTTTCATACGAATCTCCTTGAGGGGTTAAACAAAAAGCCCGGAGCGGCATACCTGATTCATCAGGTATAACCGCCCCGGGAACTATGCCACCGACGAGCTAAAGCCATTATAGACAGAACTCAATTAAATTTCAACAATCTATTCTTCCGGCTCGTCTTTGGTCATGGATTCGGAGGTGTAATAAATCTTGTAAATATCGCCATTGTGGAATTCTATGCGCAACTCCCCCCACCCGCCTTCACGCTGCAAAGCATCCACTTTATGATGCAATAAACGCATTGCTTTTTTGCTCAGCAATTTGGAAATGTCATGTAAATTCCCTGAGGCAGATCGATTCGGCTCAATCATGATGGCCAATCTTAGAACAATTATACGAGTAAATAATTTCTAAAACCACTTAATAAAATCTATGAAATGCCCTCTGTCAAACCAACGGGCATTTTTCATAATCAATCAAACTGCTACGCTGCCGGCGCCAGCGCTCCTTCTGCCAGCTCCTGGACCAGCGCTTTCAGGTCCAGCTTCGGCTTCATACCCATTTCGGCCGCAACGCCGATCAAATAGTCTGCCACGACAGCCGGCCCTTCTCGGAGCATACTCCAGTCCACCAGGGTACCGACAAAATCACGGCCCAGCCGGTTCAAGCAATCAGCTTTGGTAAACTCGCCCTCCAGCCGAATGCGGCCTATCCGGCACAAAACATTGAGCGTCCCCGCATTATGGGAACTGTACAAAAAGCCGCCAAATTCCGAGGCGACCGCATCTAAATATTTAGCGGCGCGGCCTACCCTTTCTTTTTCTTGTTTTTCTCGTTCTTCGCGCAGCCGTTCCCGTTCCTGCTGGAATGCCAGATTATTCTGATTCTTGCTTTGGCTGGCAATAGAGGCTTTGGAAATACTGATCACGTCCACCGCTCTGGATTGGGTGTGCTGATCCGGTCCCCATTTGGAGACACGCCCTCTCAGGCGCAAATCTGGGGATTTCTCCTCCCACATTTTTTTGAACCGATCGCGAGTAGCCCAGTTTTCGTCCTCGAAGAGTTTTCCATCCACCTCGGGATCATAAATGGCAATGCCCGTTTCTGCAGAAACGCGGGCCAGTTCGATTTTTATCCAGGCATCGCGTTTGCGCTCGAAGCAAATCTTCCGCCCGCAAATCCCCTCGTTTTGAACTGACACAAAGAACGGGCACTTTTTGCACTCAGGCGGATGCGCCAGGTGATTGATTGCCTTCGCCATTTCCGGCGCCTTTTCGGCTATCAGTTTTCCAACCGTTGAGGGCTGTTCTCCTTCCGTACGCAAAAATACCACGTATAAATGCTCGAATATTTCTTTCGGTTGAACAACCGAAATGCCGCCATTGATGTGTGTCAGTCCTTCCACAGACGGCAGCTGAATCGTCACCGGCTCCTGGTCTTGCTGAAAGAATCGCTTGAATTGCTTGTAGGTGGGAGCAGGTAAAGTTTCGGCCGGCTGCCAGTCCAGCATGAATAAATTTTGTGCTTTGTCCTTGCTTTGATTGTAGGGCTCGTAAAGCTGGATAGATTCCTTCTGCGCCAAAATAACGGTGCGGATCGAATTGTCCACCTGTTCAGGTTTGGAATATTCCGTAGTGGCAATGTGCTTCGCCAGATCGTTGATCACAGGGGTCGGGATCACATCGTTCAGGGATAACAACCGCCTGGCTGCTACCTCGGTAATTTTGCCCTCATTCAGGCCGGCGATAGCCGCTTCAGGCAGATCGACCAATCGCATTTTGTTTCGCACCGCCGATTCACTCATGCCAAAAAGCCGCCCGATCTCCGCGCTGGTTTTGCCGAATTTCTCCCGGTAAATGCGCATGAGCTTGGCCTCTTCCACCGGGGTCAGATTCTTGCGGGCAATGTTTTCCTGGGTGCCATAAACGAACATTTGTTCATCACTCAGCTCGCGCACGATCACCGGCATATGGTGATACTTGGCCAGGTCGGTCAGGTCGCCGCCAGACATAATTTCACCGCGATCGCTGCGTTCCTTCAGCAGCTTATAAGCCGCCAGGCGGGAATGGCCAAACGCCAGTACCACCTGGTCGCCATGGGCTCCCGGTCTGGCCAGCGGATACTGAAGCAAACCATCCCGAGCAATCGAATCGGCCAGTTTGGCGATGTGCTCAGGGTCTTCCGAGTCGCGCATCTGGTAAGGGTTGGCCTGGATGATCTCAACCGGGACCAGCCGGACAGTTTCGGTAATTTGGGTCATTATTTGATCTCCTCTTTTCGAGTTGTGAATTTGCCACAGGCCGGCCAATCTTTATTCCAACGATCTTTCTGATCGGTTTCAGTGCAGGCCAGAATATGCCGGCCGGCTTTGGTCGGATGCTCTTTGGAAACGCAGAACTTGCAATCGCCACACTTCTTCTTCCCCTTCGCCCGGCCATTGTAGGCAATCATGACCCGAATCGGAGGATCCAATAAATGGCCATTTTCATCCCGAAATCTAGCCTCCGCTTTTGCCTTCCACTCAGCCCAACTGGGTATTTTTTCCGCCGTTTTTTCCATTGCCCTTTCCTCCACAAAATACATGATGGTGCCAACCGTACCGGGTCCGCGTCCATTTCTTGGCGCCGCAAGCGGTGCACTTGCAGCTGCAGTAGCCATACGACTTTCCACACAGAACACAGTGCCCGTTGTTAATATGTGTCGTTTCCAGCAGCTGAACCGGCTCCTTCAGCGCGGTCACGCTAAAGGGGACTCGGCTGCTGCGCCGGCCTCCCGGAGTTTGGTTAGCGCCCGCTCAACAGCCTTGCGCCGATTCGCTTCCTTCGCGCAGGATACCGAACAGGTTTTGGCTTGTGCTCGCCGTCCAATGATTTGACTGCCACAAACTTCGCACCTTTTCACGCCTTCCGCCAGAATGAGCGGTTTATGCCCGTTGCCTTTGACAATCACCCGGACCGTTTCGTCCGGAGGCAGAAGGTCCAGATCCCGGCCTAAATCTTCCGATTCAGCCTCTGGTTCCACAATGGCCAATGCTGCCGGCGCCGGCTGTCTTTCGGTTTCGAACCATTGAACGCCGCCCAGGGCAACAGCCACCGCCACCAACGCCGGATGGCCAATTTCATACAGCAGCTTTGGATTGGCCAGTTCAACGTTTAGATGCTGCGCCACCTCCAGCAAAATGGCATTGTCTTTATCTTCCAGTAGGATTTTCATAGGTCTCCAAAAATGTAGATCTGGCCGTCCTGCTGCAGACTCCAGCGCAGCAGTCCGCCTAATAAATCTTTGGCCATCCAGGCGCCAAAGGGAACGTTTCTACCGCGCTCTTCGGAGCGCCGCTTATAATTGGCTTCGATATTTGCCAGCAGCGTTTCTGTAAAAACGCGGTCTGCCTCGGAGCAGGTTGCCAGGTAGGCATCGACCAGCTCGCAGTTCGTCAATTTAGGCTGTTTTTGTTTGGGCATGGGCCTCCTCGTAAACAAAACCGCTTCCGCCGCAGGTTGGGCACCGGTCGATATCCGGTACCGGATCAGTACAGGAAGCGTCGGTGATGACATAACCATCGCCCTGGCATTCTTGGCAAATTACGGCCGGCCGCTGGCTGCATTCAATTTCGTAATTTTCGAACCAATTAGCAGGCAGATCAAGGAATGGCATAATTCCTCCGTAAAATTGCCCTGGCAGGAGGGGAGACCTGCCAGGGCATGGATATGGTTAGAAGGGGACATCCTCGCCAGGTTGATCGGGTATGAAATCATCGAACTCGGGGCCTCCGCCAATAGATTGGACATTTCCATTGCCCCCCAGCTTCGCCCAGGCGTTCAACCATTCGCCGGCATCTGCCAAATAAGTGACCATTTCCTTCGCAATCTCCTCCCCGACGAAAAGCGACTCCAGTAGTTTTTCATCCATAGATTCAGGCAAATAGGCGCCAATCGGCGTAATGGGCGACTTGCTACTTTTGCCCACGCTGATGGCAACCCGCTCCTTACCGAAGGTGCCGACGGATAGGTAAAACGCCCATGCCGGAACGCCTGGGGCGGCCGTCTTGCGGGCTGCGGCTGTATGCCGTTCCCAATCCTTAAATGCTTTAACGACGTTCCCAGCCTGATAACCCTTCGCGCTCAGCACGGCCGGCCCCCAGGGGATCATGCCGCCTTTTTCGCGCGAGCCAACGAAGACCAGAGCTTGTACATGCTGCCGTGCGCCAGCCTGGTATTGGGCATGATGGGCCATTCCCTCACCAATCCAGCCGATGCGTAGTCCAATGGGCGCTACCAGCAGGTTGCGAACCAGGTGGGCCTGGAAAGGGTCGCCCTGGGCGGGGACAACTTCCCCATCTACAAAACCACCGGGCAGGAAATCAATTCCCCAATCCCGCTGTGCTTCCTGTACATCAGTCATTTTCACAGCCCAGCCGCCAAAATATAGAGCGTTGTTCTGGGCCTTTAGCCGGCTGTCGCCATTGACCACCCAAAACAGGGGCGCATGGAAGGGCAGCTTGATATCCCTGCCAATATTCATGCCCCCGCCCATCTGTCGTGCCGTTTCCAGATTTAAAGTAATTGCCATTGTGACCTCCTAAAAGTCGTAAGCCAGGTTGTAATTGCGAGTATCGTTATGCTCGCCGTGCTGAAAATCTTTCTCCACGCGGTGCCGCAAAACCATGATCTCATTTTGGTTGCGCACCGGTTCTGGAGCGCCTTTGAAAGCCCGCGCGCCATTACGCCAGACACGCACCGTCCATCCGCGAGCCTGATAATCCTCCACCTGGGATTCAAATTGATCTACCGGCCAGTGCTCTACCCGGATCGGCCGCGTATTTGCCTTCCAGCCGTATGGATAATGCTTGGCAGCCAATCCCTGAGACGTGAGGTAAAAATCAACGCGGGTGATATCGCCGCGCAGCGCCCGGGCGGTTTGATTGCTGTTGCGGCTCGTAAAAATAACCACGGACCAGCCGGCATCTTCAAGCGCCATGCAGGCCTGATCCAGGGTTACACCCTCCCGGAAAATCTCCTGGTCTGGCATATCGCCTTCCTGCCAGTGGCCAGACCAACATCTGACCGCTACACCGCCGTACTGGGCGGTCAGATCCATGCGAGTGTACTTAGTCGAGGTAGCCATCAGGTAATGCCTCCATAAATCGTTCCAATAATTGTTCAGGCGTGGCTTGCTTGGAGAGTTCCAGGTAAAGTCCTCTAACCCGCAGCAGCCGCGCTTTCAGCTCTTTCCAGCTCAGGTTCGAGGTGAAACTATCGTCTGTCAACAAGATAAATTTGTTGTAGGTTTCTCCCATCAATTCTTCGCACAGGTGCATGTCGTATCTACAGGAAAGCTCCCAGTACCGGGCATTCATATCGGCCGGTGCCGTGGTGGTCAGCGTTTTCGGAGCAGGATCTGCAGCTCGTTTGCGGTGGTAAAGTTTGCGGTGAATCATCGGTTCCTCTTCAAAACTGACCGCACTGGCCAATCTCAGCCAGCACTTCGCTAAAACGTATTTCCGGCAAAAGAGAAAGCCGGTCATGAATTTCCTGGGCAACCATAGCCGCATCCGGGCCGGCATTCCAAACGATCTGGCCGGCAACTTCCATGATCCGCCAGGCCATGGCGTTGCCCGAAACAAGAGCTTCTATTTTCTGCAGATCGGTTTTGGCTTCCTTTCGGGCCGTTTCCGCAGAAACGCTCCAGGTATAGCAGGTGGGGCAAAGATAAAAATCCGCAAATGCCGGACGGATCCCAATCCCAATACCAGCGCCGGCAGCTATCCTGGCACTGCACTTCTTGCATTTGGCCGCCCGCTTGTTGGTAAGCATCACAAACCCCCAACCCAAATGGCAATCAGCGCCAGCAAATAGACGGCCAGCCAGAAAATAGCCTGGCCGGCATGCGATTCTTCCGGAGCATCCCAACCCATCCAAATAACCTGGTCGCTGACCTGGTCATCGAACGGGAGGGAAATATCGATCAGCACCTGGCCAACGTGGCCTTGTTTCGTTTTGACGTAAATCCATTGTTGTGTCATGGCAATCCTTTGGGGCNGNCTGANGGGAGGCAGCCTGCCCCGGTTAGGTGCTC